TTTGCATCGGATTGGAGTGTGTTTGATATTTGCGATTACATCGAAAAAGAGTATTCCGATTTAATCGAAAGTGGTTGGATGTTTTCTTTTCGTTATCTTTAATGGAGGATTTTGGTCATGTCGTTTACGAAAGTTGAAAGGAAGGTTCCTGTCAGGGGGCCGAGGGCTGCCGGAAAGCCGTACATCAGTCTGGCTACGGCAAAAGGCAACAGCAAAGTCATCAATGCGAGAGCGTATCTTTATACTTGGATGGTAAACAGCGTTGGTCTTAAGCTTGGAGACAGGGTCGACTGGTTGGTCGATCACGATAGGAAACTCATCGCGATTAAACTTGGGGATCCTGGTGAAGCATCGATCACAAGTGGAGATGCGGACAAGAAGGGAAAACGAAAGGTTCGCATTAGTATTTTTAGGGAACTGTCCGACACGATCAGGACTCTCTGGGGTCTTGATGCAGTCAAAAACGTCAGGGTCAATGTTTTGCTAGCTTCTGAAAACGACATGATCATCATGTCGAAGGATTCGGTCGAGTACAAATGACAACCATGATTTTTTGCGTTTGTTCTTTTGTAGTCGGCATTTCAGTTGGTGCTGGAATCGTATTGTGGGGTTTGACTGATGCTTGATTTGAACGAGTTGTCGCGATTGTGCATTGTTGAAGCAGTCGCGTTCGTTTTGATTTATCTTTTTGCGAAAGGTGGATGATTGTGAAAGTAAGAATCTTGATGGATGATGATGATGCTTATGACGGGCCGAAGGGGTCTTTGTTTGAAACCAACTTGAGTTTCGATAACCCTGAAATCACATTTGGAAACCTGTTTAAAGACATCTGTCGAGTGATGGCGTTGTCGTCCGGTCAGGTTGCATTGCAGATGGTCAATTGCGATTTCATTGCTGCCAATAGTTTTGGTTACATTATGGGTCGCGACTGGAGCGATCCTGAGAAAAAGATCTTCAGAGACAACTTCAACCAGGGCTATGTCGAAGGAGATCAAGAGTCGAAGGATTTCGAGAAGTCGTTTTTTGAAAGCGAAAAGCCGACCGACGCTGCCGAATAGAATTTGTGTGTTTGTGTTTGTTTGTGTGTGTTTTATTGGAGGATTTTTGTTGTGGCTATTCACAAAGGTAAACAGGCGAAAGCTCGTAGGATGCTCATTTACGGTGAGCCAGGGGTTGGCAAGTCAACACTTGCGTCTCAGTTTCCTCGTCCGGTGTTTTTGAACATTGAAGACGGCATTCGCGATTTGGATTGCGATCATACCGATCAAATCCGAACAAGCCGAGAGTTTATGCAGTATTTGGTCGCTGAGTTGCCCTCGACCGATTATGCAACGATTGTTATCGACACGGTCGACTGGCTCGAGAAATTGCTGATGAGCGATGTAGCTCAAAAAGCTGGAAAGGCAACTATCGACGACATCGGGTTCGGCAGGGGGTATCAAGCTCTCGCTAAATCCTGGCACGATGTTTTCAATGGACTCGGTCATCTCTGGAATCAGGGCAGACACATTTTGTTTACCTGTCACCAGACGATTGATAGATTCGCTGATCCCGAGGGGGACGGATACAACTACTACCGTCCAGCATTGCACAAAAGCGGTTCTGCGTGCGTCACCGAGTGGTGCGACGAGGTGTTGTTTTGTCGTTACGGCAGATCGATACGAAAAGCCGACGATGGCAAACGTACCGTTGCGGTTCAGGGTCAACGAAAGATCGTTTGCAACAATATGCAATCGATTGAGGCTAAGAATCGCTTGGGCATGCCTGACGAAGTTGAGATGGACATCAAGAGCTTTTATAGCTATCTTTCCAAGCCCGACGTAAAACCAGCGACCAGCGTGGTCGCCAGCGTCAAAGAATCTGAAGTCGAAGAAGCAATCACGTTTTAATTTAGGAGGTGGCAATTATGCCGACAATTGATTTCAATGCCGACGAGTTTTTTGACGAATCGAAAAGCGGAACATACGAGTTGGTTCCAGCCGGAAAGTATGTTTGTCAAGTCGTAGAAGATTGCGAAAGGACAAGCAAAAAGGGCGATAGGTATCTTCAGCTGACGATCAAAATCGTCGATGGGGAATACAAGAACAGGCAGTTCTTTGATAGGATAATGTTGTGGCATCGAGATTCCGAAACTCAGAACATTGCCAGAAAGAGCTTTGCATCGCTTTGCCGTGCTGTTAATCTCAGGAACCCAACTGACTCCAGCTACATACACAACAAACCGTTCTTGTGTAGGATCGGAGTTAAGTTTAGCGAGTACAGTCAAAAAGACGAAAACGAAGTCAAAGGCTATTTGCCTTTGCCTACAACTTCTTCCGCTCCTCTTCAAGCTCCACCGAAGCAGGAAACTGATCAGAAGTCTCCTTGGTAGGGTGGTTCTCCCCTGTAGCTTAATCCAGGCAAAGCAGCACCCTTCTAAAGTGCAGTTGCGGGTTCAACTCCCGTCAGGGGATTTAGTGTCGGTTTTTAGTTTTTGGTTTTGGAGGGTTTGCGATATGGAAATTAAACTTGGGACGATTGTTTGGTCGATTGTTTTTGTAGTGATTTTGTTTGCCGTGTGCATGTTTGCGTTTCCAGTTTACAACGTCTGGTCGGCTGGAATGCAAGGTCGAGCATCGCTGATGAGAGCCGAGCAGGAACGCAAGATTCAGATTGAACAGGCTAAGGCAGAGCTGGAATCTGCTAAGCTTCGCGCCGAAGCTATCTCGATTGTTGGGAAGGCGTCGAAGGAATTTCCTGAGTATCGAACTCAAGAATTTATCGGTGCATTTGCTGAAGCAATTAAGTCGGACAAGGTTGAGCAAATCATCTATGTACCGACGGAAGCAAATATTCCTATTGTTGAGGCAAGAAGATAATGAGCAAACGCAGTTTCTTGATTTACCTTGGAATGTTGTTAAAAGCGTCTGTCGAAAAGATGGAAGCAGAAAAGAAGGAGGCAAAGCAATGACCGAACAAAAGATCGAACAATTCTGGCGGGATGCAACCGCCGAGGATATCGCTAAGGTGATGAAGGGCGAGAAGGTTGAGGCGAGGTTTCGGGATGAAGATAGCGAGATCTGGAAAGATCGCGAGTACCTTGGAGGGTATCGAACCTTCCATAAGATCAGACACAGGTTCATTGATATTGATGGAATCACCTGGAAACAATGCCAAGTCTACGATCCGCCTGAGTGGGTCATCAACAAGCCCGATTCAGGCGAGGGGTGGAGACTGCTTGAGAAGTTTCCAGATGAGCCTAAGCTAGGAACCGATGAATTTTTTGATGTTGATTTTACAAAGGAATGGGGTGTAGTACAGATTGACAACGGGATACAGGACAGTGAAGTTTGGTATCGCCGTCGCATCGAGCCGAAACAAGAGAAAAATGATTGCGGAGTTTTCAAACTGTTAAGCAACGAAGTCATCCAGATTCCCAACGGCAAGCGGTTCAAGGTCACAAAGGAAGGTTTTGAGGTGCTGTGATGTCGTTTCAGTGCCGATGTTGCGACATGCCAATCCCAGGATCGCTGAAGCGTAAAACGTATTGCCACAGATGCGACAAACTTACTCACTCTGGACTGCCATACTATGAGATTTGCGAAATGCTCGCGAATAGCTCAGGTAAGCATTCAGGTTACTACCTAAAAAAGAGCGAAGAAAAGTTTAATCAGTATCTGGCAAAATCTGCCGACGCAAAGCGAGAGATAGAGATTCGCAATCAAATCAAAGCTTTGCGAACAGCAATGAAAGAAGTATGGAGAGCCGATTGCTACACTATCGATGGTCAAAAGCGAAAGATCTATCGATGTCCAGAGTGCGGAAAGGCTTATGAGAACAGGCAGTGTTTGCCATGTGAATGGAAGATTAAAAGGATCATAAAGTAAGGAAAGAATGATAATGTGGGCTAAGACAACTCGTGGTGGTTATTGGGTCAGGAATATTCATCGAGATGCGATTGCAAACGGAAAGTTTGTTATTCGCGGTGAGATTGGAAATCATTGCATCGATCCTCCGACGAGCGATGAAAGACAATGGGTCTTTGAATCGTGGAGAGAAAACGGTCGGTATCAAGCCGACGATAGTCAAGAGAGCGAATTTGACTTGATCGAGGTCAAGAAGTGATTTGCGTCAGCAGCAAGGAGAACTACCTATGAACGATCCGAATCAAATCGCTTTTACTTTGTCAGTACATTGGGTTTGTCCGAGTTGTGGTAAGAGACAGTTTAAAAAGCTCGTCCCTGCTGAACTGAATATGGTTCAGCGGAAAGAGATTCTTGAGGACTATAAAGTGGATCCGCAATCTTTAGACTCGCTTATGGTCGCACCTAGAAGAGTTAGATGCAGAACATGCAAAGCTAAGTTCAAAGTCGAAATGAATTAAGGTTGGCTCGCCTTTCAGTTGGTGTCGTTTTCTGATAAATGGGCTGGTGAGGGGTTAGTGCCGAGTTCCAATTGCCGTACTCAAACTGCCTCAGCCTGCGACAGATGTTCCTTTCGCATCTGTACGCAGGCATTTTTTTACTCTGGAGAAAGAAATGCAACGCTGGTATCAACAAGAAGCAATTGACGAGACTTATAAAAAACTCTTGGAAGATCCTAAATCCGCTCCGGTGATTGTCGCGCCGACAGGATCCGGCAAAAGCCACATCATTGCTGGACTTTGCCGACGAGCTATTGAGCAGTACAAAGGTCGAGTCGTTGTTTTGCAACATCGGAAAGAACTCGTCGAGCAAAACGCTGCCAAGATTCAAGCTGCACTTGAAGGCTGGTGGAAACTCACGATTTACAGTGCTGGATTGAAGCAATGGAATCCAGACGGAGAGATAGTTGTTGCTGGAATCCAATCGGTATACAGTCAAGCAGAGCTTTTTGGCTCTCGTCAATTGATCATTATCGATGAATGTCATCTCGTACCGAGCGAAGGCGACGGGATGTATAGAAGGTTCTTGGATGACATGCGACAAAGAAATCCCAGGTCTAGAGTTGTCGGGTTGACCGCAACACCTTTTAGAACTGGTGAGGGGTACTGTTTTGGTGATGACAAAATATTTACCGAAGTCGGCTACAAGGTCGACATGCTCAAGCTTATCGAGGAAGGCTATTTGTCGAATCTTTGTTCGACTGAAGCTAGCGAGTCGGTCGACACATCAAATCTTAGGAAGTCAAACGGTGAATTCGTTACCAAAGAGATGGAGGATCTGTTTGACAAGCAGGACGTAAGCAAAGCAGTTAGCGAGATAATCGAAAACTGCCATCTTCGACACTCGATCATGATTTTTGCTTCGTCCGTTAGACATGCTCTTGCTGTCGAATTTGAACTCGTAAGGCAAGGCCAGTCCGCTAGCTCAATTGCTTGCGTGTTTGGGACGACTTCCGCTGCCAGAAGAAAAGAAATAATCGATGGATTTAAATCGATGCAAATTCGATGGCTCATCAATGTCGATGTTTTGACCACTGGATTTGATGCTCCGGTTGTCGATGGTCTTGCTATTCTTCGCGCTACTGCGTCCCCAGGTCTTTATTCTCAAATGGTCGGCAGGGGAATGCGTATCGATCCGTCGAAGGAAGATTGCTTGGTTTTGGACTTCGGTCAAAACATCAAGAGGCACGGAGCAATCGATATGGTGAAACCGAACAAGAAAGCCAAGAACCAATCTGATTCCCAAGAGGAT